TAGAGCCTGATGACTTTGATAGCGTTACCAAATCAATCGAACTCCTCCACAAGCTCCTACCGGGCGAAACCATCGGCGCCATTATTGCCGCTAACGAACAGCGCCGCACCACAGGCGACGGGTGAGAGCGTACCTACGTATAGCCCGCAAACGCCTACCGAGCCACAGCAGCGCTTCCTGGATTTGGAATGCGAAGAGGCGTTGTATGGCGGCGCGGCTGGCGGTGGCAAGTCGAGCGCTCTCTTGATGGGCGCGCTGCAACACGTTCACGTTTCTGGTTATGCCGCGCTGCTGCTGCGCAAAACGTATGCCGATCTGTCTCTCCCCGGCGCACTCATGGATAGGGCCCTTGAATGGCTGCACGCTACCGATGCAACCTGGAATGACAAAACCAAAACATGGACGTTCCCATCGGGCGCAACATTGACATTCGGGTATCTCGAAAACCAGCGCGACCATCTGCGCTATCAGGGCGCCGAGTTTCAGTACATTGGTTTTGATGAGTTGACGCAGTTTCCAGAGCATCAGTACCGCTACCTGCTCTCACGATTGCGCCGCCTGCGTACGTTGGATGTTCCTATCCGAATGCGGGCCGCGTCTAACCCCGGCGGTATCGGGCATGAGTGGGTGAAACAGCGGTTTCTTTCAGGTGATGACAGCCGGGTGTTTGTACCTGCCCGACTGGAGGATAACCCGTACCTCGATCAGGAGGAATACCGCAAGGCACTGGCACAGCTTGACCACGTGACGCGGGCACAGTTGGAGCGTGGCGACTGGGATGTATCTTATGACGGCGGTCTGTTCAGGCGACAATGGTTTGATGTGGTGCAGCAGGCACCCGACGGCGAGCGAGTGCGCTATTGGGATAAGGCCGCGACGCCTGACGGCGGCGACTACACGGTCGGGCTGCGGTTGTGTCGCGTGAATGACGTCTACTATGTCGAAGACGTGATACGCGGCCAGTGGTCGCCTGGTGAGCGGGATGCTATCATCCGGCAGACCGCAGCAATGGACGGGTATGGTGTGGCGGTGTGGCTGGAGCAGGAGCCGGGCAGCAGTGGCGTGGATAGTGCGCAGGCAGCCATACGGATGCTAGCGGGCTACAATGTTCACGTTGAAAAGGTGACGGGCAGCAAACTAAGCCGCGCACAGCCCGTGAGCAGCCAGGCGGAGGGGCGCAACATAAAACTGGTATCGGCCCCCTGGAATGCAGACTTTCTGAACGAACTATGCGCATTTCCGAGCGGGGCGCACGACGATCAAGTAGACGCACTCAGTGGGGCCTTTAATCAATTGACGGTGCAGCCTCCTGTGGAGTATGTCATCAACTACACCGATGACATACCGGGAATATCAGGATGGTAAACGTATGAGCACGCTTGTATTGCCGAACGGCATGCCGTATCAAACACAACCGCAGCCAACGAATGAGGGCGCGTACTTCGAGGCGCTCGCCTCTCTCCTGGAGAGCCGCATTGGCGAGCTTGAACTGGAGTTGTACGGCCCGGATGCGCGATGGGAGCAACTGCACAGCGGCGGCGATCAGTTCACGCGGCACTCTATCCAGGAAGTTGCGAACCTTGCCGAAGTGATGTACCTCAAGAACCCGCTCATTCAGCGGGGCATCAACATCAAAACCTTCTACACCTTCGGCCAGGGCGTGCAGGTGAGCGCGCCGAATGCTGAGATCAACGACGTGCTTCAGGCGTTCTGGGATGATGAGCGGAACCAGGCCGAACTCACCCGAACACAGGCGATGATGGGGAAGGATGTTGATCTGCAAGTGTCGGGCAATCTGTTCTTTGTGCTCTTTACAAACCAACGCTCTGGGCGCGTGCGTGTGCGGAGTGTGCCGCTTGCTGAAATCCAAGAGATCGTCTGCAACCCCGACGATGCAAAAGAACCGTGGTTCTATCTGCGCCGCTGGACGCAGACAGGCATGCAAGGCGGCTACCGCGCCGCGTACTATCCCGACTGGCGTTACACGCCGCGCCAGAAGCCCGATGCTCACAACGGTATTGATATCGAATGGGACGCGCCGATCTATCACGTCAAGGTGGGCGGCATGTCATGGTGGCAGTTCGGATTGTCAACGGTGTATGCCCAGATGGATTGGGCAAAGGCGTACAAAGTATTCCTGGAGAGTATCCACAGCTACACGCAAGCCGTCAGCCGCATTGCCGTCAAAGTCACGACGGGCGGCGGCGCGGGCGGCGTGGCGAAGGCCAAAAGTAAACTGGCGTCAACAATTAGCAGCCATGATCGGCGCGAAACCAACCCGGCAACCGCAACCGGCAGCGCGTTCATTCGAGCAAACAATGACGCCGATTACGAGCCGCTGAACATTCGCGGGCTGTCGGTTGCGCCGGAGGATGGGCGCCGTTTCCTCCTGATGGTCGCGGCGGCGGCGGGGCTCCCGGAGGTATTCTACGGCGACGCCGATGTCGGCAACCACGCCACAGCAAAGAGCCTGGATAGACCCACCGAACTGATGATGCGCAACCGGCAGGAGATGTGGCGCAACGTGCTGCAAGACATCCTCGGTTACGTTGTGAAGAACGCCGTCACATCGCCACAGGGCGCGCTAGCAGATATGGCGGATGTGAAGCAAGATCCAGACGAGGCCGATCCAGGGCAAGACACCATCACCCTGGATTGGGAAACGAACCCCGAAACGGGCGAGCCATACGACAGCAGCATCGTGATCGATTTCCCAGAGATCATCAACATCGATGTAAAAGAACGTGTTGAGGCGATCACGACGGCGTACCAATCGCAGACGGTGAGCGCTCGCACGGTGGCGCGTCTGCTGCTTGTTGCGCTGGGCGTTGAGGATGTAGACAAAGAGTTGGACGCGATGTATCCTGATGATTGGGCGCCCGGCGACTTTGGAGATGGCACACCGCCAGACATGGAAGAGGTCGCGCGGCGAATAGTAGAAGCGGTGCGAGGGGAGGTGTAGAATGTCGTGGGAGTGGTGGAATAATCCTGAGAAAAGAGCGGCCACCCCGCCGCCCAGGCACAAGCCAGAGGTGTCCGGCTGGATTAGCGTCCATGATGACCTGCCAGAGCCTCATAAGATTGTACTCACGTGGGGCGCCGAAGGCTACAGCCTTGCGCGTTGTGTGCGGCAAGGGCCGGGGCCGCAAGATTACATCTGGATAGGGGTATCACATCTCCTCGGAGAAGAAGGATGTGCGATGACTGGCGTACAAGTCTCGCACTGGCAACATCTACCCAGGCCACCGAAACGGGAGAAGGCATGATGGAATGGATTAGCGTGCATGATGCTTTACCAGAGCCGGGTGAAACCGTTCTGGCCTGGTGTATTGACGGTATTGGTGCAGGGCCCAGCCTGGCACGTTATTCTTACAAAGGGCAGTATGGGAAAGAGCGTGTTTGGGTTGGACTGTCTTTCATAGCTGATAGCAACGGCTATGCAATGTCTGACATACCTGTCTCGCACTGGCGTCGATTGCCGGAGCCACCGAAACGGGAGAAGGCATGATCGGCCCGATGACAGAGCGCGATAAAATCTCAACAGGGCACGCCATTCAACACTTGCGCGATTGTGGCTGGACGATCCGCCGCATTGACGATGATGAGGCGTCATGGGCGGTGTTCAATCTTGACAATGACACTCGTGAGCGCTATACCTATCCCGTCTGGCGCTATGAAGTAACACCGCCGCCGGGCACGCCGTCGCCCGATCATACACCGATAGAATGTAATGATAGTATGTTGCGCTGCATTGCCCATTATGATGCGGGGTGGGTGTGGAAGTGACCGCCGTTGAACGCATTGCCGAGGCACTTGGCACAAACGAGCGCGACCGGCGGCTTCGTCCGATTGAGCGCCGCCTGTCGCGAGCGATGGCTGATGCGTTCAAACGTCAATCAAATACATTCTTGCGAGAGTTGCGGAAGTTGCGAGACGCGTTCCCTGCGCCACTCCAGGAGAGTGTACCAGAGAACATATGGATAACCGCCTGGCTCGATACCGTGCAACTGACACAACAAGTTATGACAGCTCCGATAGAAGCGGCGGCGCGGGCATCCTGGATTGTTGGCAATGAGGACATTCAGCGGGAAGCAGGCCTACGCATTGCCTTCGACATTGACAATCCAGAGGCTGTGCAGTTCCTACGCGATTACGGCGCGCAACGCGTCACGATGATCAACGATACGACGCGAGATTACATCCGCACGTTGATGGTTGAGGGGATGGAGCAGGGCACGTCGTATACCGAGATGGCACGCCAGTTGCGCGCCCGCTTTGCCGAGTTCAGCGCGCCCAAACCGCAGCGACACCTACGCAATCGCGCTGAACTGGTAGCCGTGACCGAAACCGCGAACGCATACGGTACCGCACAACGACAGGCAGCCGAGCGCATTCAGCGGGAGGGTATCCGCATGCAGCATCGCTGGATTACGACGGGGGATGATCGGGTGAGCGACGGGTGTAGGCAAAACGCAGCGGTGGGTTGGATACCGATGGCGCAAGCGTTCCCGTCGGGCGACTATCACGAGCCGAGATTTCCCGGCTGCCGCTGCGCCGTACAACACAGGAGGGCACGCGATGAGTGATCAGCAGAAGATCCGCGAGGCGCTACTCAAACTACACCCGCCGCTCGTGGAATGTGCGCAACTCCTACCCACGTCCGAGCAGCGCATCCGCCCACAGGTGATCTCACTAGCCGTGCTTATCGAACGACGTTATGATCTCCCCCGTACCCTGCTCACCAGACGCGAACGGCGCGACGGCGAGATTGAGGGCTGTATTAGTAGGTATTGATATGACAGGCGATTTGTAACGTTGCTGGAACAGTATCGCTAGTTGACAGCGCGCACTGGCGTGTACTATTCTGACAGAAGAACAAAAGCGGCGGCCTGGCGGCTAACCAGTTTAGGGCGGCAAGGTAGGAGTGACCGGCACCGATGTGGTGCAAGGCGGGTGC